AGAAACTCAAACTCTAAAACATCTACTGAATACTCATCGTAGTCATAGACATTTCTACCCATCTTTTGATCGTACTGATAACCCGATCCCATCTTACCAGTAACCTTCTTGGCAATCTTTTCAAAGTCTTCCTCTTCTAACTCACCACTAGCAATACGCTTTAGCTCTTGTATGGGCATGCTTCGAACATGACCAGCATAGGTAATATCTTCAAAGCTTGGATCATCTGTTTGGCTATGAATAAAATCTTTAGGATCGACATAGTGAGTCTTGATTCCGTGATTTGGATCATTAGATCTTTTAACCACAGCCATCCCATTGGTTGCTAGATCATTAACGCAACGCCTAAATATATTGTCATCGAATTTATTCCAGGACAAAGTCATGTTAGTTGCTACCTGTGCAGCAATCTCAGCATCACTCTTTACATTCTCCCCCATAAAAATTTCAGCCTCAGCTTCAGTATCAGGAATCATGGACGGGTCCATACCAATGGTAGCACCAGTCTTTTGTTGAAATGCCATGAGCTGCTTTTTTAAAGCAACCTGGATCTCAATTCTTTTTTTGTCTCTATTCTTTTCAGAAGAAGACAAAGGGTCAATAGCTTCTAGATTAGGATAGAGATTTCTGCCCAAAATTTTATTTACTACAATCCGTACAAACTTTGGTAGAATAGGAACTGGAGTAAAATCAAGATTCATTAAACTGCCGTCTCCTGCATTTGGATCGACATTATTTAATAGTCTTTTATAAATGCTAGTGTCTTGCACACCTGTAGCATAATCTTTGTTTCTTTTAAATAAATCGTATCGTTTAGAGAACAAAGAATTGCTATCCGACCTTTTACCCCACTGAGACTCAATAGCTTTAGCGTATCTCAATCCATATGCCTTACTTTCCTTCTGCTCTTGAGAAGCAAGTGGATCAGGAAAGTTCTTCTTACCGCTATATTGTTTCATTTACAAAAGAGTATATAGCACAAATATAAGGAATTACCCTATCACCTTATATCGCCTAAAAAAGCGACGCTCATCAAATGATTGCACCTTTTTCTTTTTCACCTTTTGAGCAGCCAAAAGTGCAAGCCCTGAACTTATTGTTAAGTCAAACTTTGTTCTGTTATCTATCTTATATGCTATCCAATCTTCTAGGGTATCATTAAAATACATGTTGCCAGCAGCAAGTGTTTCATAGTTAATACCTACATGATCATGTATATATGATTCAATAGCATGAGCGTGAGACTGAATAATATCTTGAGAGTTTGACGGAATGCCTTTGGTCTTCACCTTAACCTTAGCGCTGCTTGTTTTAAGATGCTGAGGTCTATCCATTAAGTACCCATCATAACCCCTTGACTCAAAGTATCTTGCAATACCGTACTTATTGTTTTCAATTAACAGTGGGTACCCATAGAAAAATGCAGCCATCAATACATCTTCATAAAAGATTTTTGCCAGGGGTGGACGTGAAGCATACTCTAATACAAACATATTTGATGGGTGTTCCATATGAAACTTGTTGTATAAATGCAAGGCACCCTTAGATCCACGCCCATCAACAGTGGCATCTAAATCATAAGAGTCAACACCACCACAACCCATCTCAGCATTAGGAGCAACCCGCTTACCCTTAACTGTTGTTTTTTTATTTCGTAGCTCAACAGGCGGCATCCATGAAATTTTAAATCTTCCGTTAGGATCTGGAGTAAATACCACTTCTGTATCCTTGACTCCACCCTTCCATATAAAGTTACCTACCACTACAGGGTTAGGATATAGCTCTTCATTATGCTCTATCTGCTCGTAGATCTTGCCAATATTAAATACGCTACCCTCGATACTATCTCTAAAGGCTTCATCAGATGTAAATGGGAACTGACGAATAACCTCATTCATCTCCGATGCATTGTGCTTTAGTGATGATCTCTCATTTTTTAAATATGTCTTTGCTCCAATATCAATAGAATCACCATCAAGACCAGACACCACAGTATCAGGGTCTTCAATAACTGGATATCCGTGAACATCAAAGAAACCTTCTAGTGACTCATATGCAGGAATAAACAAACGGTATAAGCCACTACGAGTTCTACCGTTCTTGTTTCTTTCTAAAGGATTAGAATCTTCCCATAGAGATTTGTACTCTTTGCCTCCTTTAGACATTGGATTTACTGTGCTCCCCACAAGAGCTTTACCTACAATCTTTTTACCTACAATAAGACATGTGCGCTGTATCCTCCAGGCATCTCTGATGTCTGTGGGTTTCTCCCACTTACCTGCCTCATCGAGATATAATATATGAAGCTTCTCACCATCGTATGCATTGTTGGTAGTATTCTTCCAATTGATAACTGTGTTTAAGGCTTCACCTTTTTGAGACGTCTTGTTGTTTTTAGTAATCCTTTTAGAGGGTTCTCTAAAAGCAAGCTCCATACGAGGGTTAGTGGTACCGTCTTGTATAGGCTTAAAGAAGAATGGATAGTGTCTAAACATATAGACCACCTTCTTCATGAAGATATTTTCTTGCGCGTCTTTACCTGTTTTCGATTGGATGCCGAGTAGTTTGTCCTTAATCTGCGTAGCTTCATCGACGAGGATTGAAGAACAGATATTAGTGTATCCAGAACGACGGCACTTAGTGTATAGCTGACCGATACAACGAGGGTCCGACTCGCAAGCAGCAAGGTGAATAAATATCTCACGTTGAAATGCAAGATAAGACGGATAGCCAATATCCATCTTAGTCCATTGAAGCATCATGTAGTGCCTACCCGTAATATATGTAGGCTCACCATTATTGAAAAACCAAAAGCCGTTACGCCTACGGCGAAACTCCTCTTCGATATACGCAGAAAACTTTTCTCGAAACTCCCTAGGCATCTCCCCCCACTCATCCATAGACTTAATCCTAGACAACTCCTGAGGCATAGAAACCCTCTCCCACAACTGCATGCTGTTTGGCTTTCCATATCCTGCAATTTCTTTTTCGGGAGGCTGAGTGGGAAGAACAATGAGTAGCCCACCGATCTCAATACTTTTACCTTGCGTACCCTGGGGACAAATGCTAATAGCTTGCTCGTCATAGTTATCTACCTTGACCAGCATATTTCTTAGAATAGTTTTTAGAGTTCTTGCTTTTAGACTGCTTAGTCTTAGCGTGTACCCCTTTTCTTTTAATACGCTTCTTTTCTATTTTAATTTCTAGCTTTCGCATTTTCATTTTTTCCTGCGTTCCATTGTTTTAATTCTGTGACAGTTAGAACATCTAACCTCACACTTTCTAATTTCTTCTTTAATTTTTTCTATTGAATAAGATCCATTTACTAAATCTGATACATTACCTATTTTCTTTCCGCTTACATGATCAAAGTCTAATACTCGTATATCAGTTTGACCACAATCAATACATCGACTTAATTTTTTTACTCTAGATATAAACTCTCTTGCCCATCGCCTTTGAGACCTATTCCATCTTTTTGCTTTGTTTTTATACTTATCAAGGTTATTGAGATAGTGTCTTTTATGATACTCTCTCTGGTAGGCTCGTCTCTTATCTGGGTCTTTGAAAGGCATCACTCATCGTGATCTTCATTCCACGATGTTTCCCAAAACTTATAGTCTGTTTTGTTTTTTTCCCAGACTATCTCTTTCCAATCACTTTGAAAATCTTTCAGCGAATCCTCCGCTGTAGTCTTTTGTTTGCTCAATTGATCCATTATTCGTAAGGTCTTTGATCATTTGTTCTAGTCGTTGTCTTTCAACAAGTAGTTCTTTACAATCGGTAGCTGTTTGTTTTATGGATTGCAGTTCAGCTTTACGTGCGCTACCGTTGATCTCTGGATCAACAGGCTTCTTAATCTCATCAATCATGTTATTGATAGCAATCTCCATTGATGACATTAAGCGCTTTGCAGCTTCAATCGTCGTAAACTTAGGCATCCTCCTGTATGTCATACACAAAGATGGGCGTCTTCTCTCCAACATAAGCGCCAGCCATATTATACTCAAAGTACTCGATAGCTTCTGAATGGCTCATATTATCCTCTTTCATCAAAATGTCAATACATGCTTGAACGCTGTAAACAGCAACCATGTTTGTGCCAAATGTTATACCTATTACTGCTTCATCAAATCCATCAGCCAACATAGCTTCTTCATCAGATAGAAGGGCAAAAATTTCTTCTCTATCAAACATGTTAGATTTCTTTATACAAGAGGTCTTCAGTACGGGTTCTATAATATTCCTTACCATCAATGGTAAGTCTGTAGTCTCTATTCTCTTTAAATCCTACGACATCACCAACATTTAAATCCATCTCCTCAATCCAAGGAGCCGTAAAAGCGACACGACCCTTTGTTGGTAAAGCCTTTTTAAGTTCGACAACTTCGATAACATCTGATTTAGTTTTTAATTCTTCTTGTTCAACAGCTTCTAACAAAGCCCAACCAGCTAAGGGCTTTACTTCACCGTCCTTATTCTTATAAGCAATAGCCTGGTTATTAATTGTATGCTCTGGATTATAGCGAACAAGATAATGATTCTCTTGTCCAGTTAAAGCTTGACCTTCATTTAGTACAACCAAGTGATGGAAGTAAAGGGTATCTCCAACTTCAACTCCAGTATTGTGTTTTATTGGAGCAGATACAACAGGGCCTTCAGTTACTCTATGCTCAAATTCATTAAAGCGTGAGTCCACATATAGTGTTAATCCCTCTTTTGTTGTTATTGTATCCTTGATTTGTTTTTCTAACTCTACGACAAATAAGTCTAAGGTTTTCATTTGAATGTATTTAATTAATATCCGCCAGATCCTGAAGACCCACCTCCTGATGACATTCTAGGAGATGAAGAAACAGATCGTATTCTATTTGATGTTTCGTCTATAAGTTCTTTCATAATTGATTTCACAAACATCTCAGTGCTTCTATTCATAGGTGTAAGCCTATCATGAGCTTCTACTTTATGAAAGCCACCGACCATTGCACCACTATTAAAATGAATATGATAAGCACCAATGTATTCTGATCCATCAGGTCTTTTAAACTGACCGCCTGTTGTATATAGCTGTGTTCTAACCATATCAAAAATTACAATCAAACTCTAACATACATGGCATATCGTCAATGCTTTTCCAAAGAGTTTGTGAGTCATCGTCTAATAGATAGATAAGGTATCTATTCTTACCATATCTATGAAGATGATTTTCATCATGTATGATTGCACTGACCTCGCCCCTTCCAGCACGCATACCTAAGTAATAAGCCATAGCATCTTTGGGATCTTTGCCAATGACAATTTTTCTAATTACACCGTCCATTTTATTCTAAGTCTACATCAAGCCCATTTAGAAGGTCATTTAACTCATCATCATCGAGCTCCTCTTTAGTCTCATTGTGATAGTGGCAAATGATAAACTCCTGTATTTCAATTAGTTCACTAAAGTCTTCTACATTAATACTATACATGGCGCTGAGCTTGGACATGTCACCAGGTATCGGATTAATTAATCCAGCAAACATAATCGAAATAAACCTGTCTTCTACCTCATATTGCTTGGCTAATGCTTCTGCTTCAAACATTAGTCTTTGCATGTGTAGTAAAAATTCAAAATCAGATGTCATAGGTTTGCGTTAAAACAAATTTAATAAATATGCCTAGAAGTAAGGTACCTAGAAAAATCTTATTTAGAGATTTCGCTAAACAAGACAGTAACTACATTGGTAAGAACTACCTCAAAAATCTTAAGCACGTCAAACAAAAACATTCCAAAGCTATTGGAATGGATTTTTCTAAAATAGAATTCTTGTTATGGGCTTACGATCTGCAGTTCTTTACTATTAGATACGCAAGCAAAGGATTCAATGTCAGTGAATCAAATGTAGGTAAAAGATATATCTACCCCTTAGTTAGGGCTGGATATATATATAAACATTTTGACAAGTTGACACCCTCACAAACATTTGAGGACCACATATTCAGAGAGGAAACTAAGTACAACTACAGAGTAAGGTATGCTATTACTCAAAGAGCTAGGCTACTTGTACAAAGAGTATACAATGATTTAGAATCTTAGAAAGAACCTAAAACTAATCTAGATAGACTAGCAGCATCAGTAATGTCTTCACCATCAAGAATCAAACAATCTGTAAGATCTCTGTATGCAATACTTACATCCTCTCCCTGATCTAATGCCTTAGCAATAGGTGGGTAAATCCTTTGGTATGCTTGTGTGGATTTTCCAATAAAACCACCTGTTTTAGTACTGTTGTTTTCTTGGGTATCACCCACCAGCAGGCAACCAGCTGTGTCTTCATCTGTGTTGCCACAGTGTATTAGGATATATTGAAAGTTAGGTACATCACATACCTCTAACATTCCTTTGTGAATATCCTCAAATCTATTAGAGTATCTATTATGATACCCACCTTCTGTTCTAAATCTAATGTTGTAAGTGCCATTAGGAATACATGTCTCTCCCCATACCTTCTCCTCTCTTGATTCGTCCTCTAACGTGTAGCACAGAAACTTTCTATCTCCTGTAACATCAAAGAGCATACCGTTAGTGGCATCAACACCCTTGTTAAATCGAATAACTTCAAGCTTCATAATTAATCAAAGAAAGATGCAGCATAGATCTCAAGGCTTTGAGCAGTACTATCAGTTCCTTTTGCTGATATTCTAGTAATGTTGGCAAGAGCAGTAACTTCCTCACTGCCTGTAGCATCAGCATCTAATTGATCTTTCGTTAAAACAAAAGATGCATTAGCTCTTAGGTTAACCATAAACTCTTGAGCTGTATCACGAATACGAAGAACTACAGTGTCACTAGAATCTAAATTTGTAATCCTTAGATAGGTAAGGTGATTGCTTTCAATTGTGCCAGCTTCATTTGCTGAACCAAAAAGCAAAATACTTTTCTCTACATTCTTTATTGTTACAATGCGATGATCTAATTCATTGCAGCTAAATGTAGCAACATTTGTATTGCTTTTATCGTTGCCGTTAAGGATTAAATCCTCCTGAATAGTTACTGTAAGTGACATGAAATCTTTTTACAAATGTACATTTTATTTCATAATCACATAGACATCAGCTACACCCAGGTAATCTTAATGGTTAATGCCATCTCTTGGAGATCTCTAAACTCATTTCTAACGATCTTATCAATGATAGGGTAGAGGTAACAGCTAGCTACTTCCTCTTCGTTAGTTTCAGTAACAATCCTTTGTATTCCATTATCATTGATACCTGCATCAACGTGAATGAATTTAAAGTCCTTAGATACAATGGCTTTTACAATCTGATGGTACTCTGTATTCTTCATTCCTTATTGATTGGGGGTTGTTGAGACAACATTTCAAGGAAGTCATACATAGTAATAAACCCGTCACCATTAAAATCTATACATGCAACATGGGAACCAGGGGTGACTGCCTCCCCGTAGTTTGCTAAAAGAAGCAAGAGATCCATTATATATGTTGACCACATACTTTGGATACGTTATGTCCTATAAAAAGTTACGGGCGAGGGACGGGTGTCCGTAACAAAAACACTGAGTCCTGATCTGTGGCTACTAAGGCATACTCTATGCCTAGGTAGTCGCGATATGTTTGCCCAACTACCATCCTGTGCTCGAAATATTCTACAGGATTAGACCCGTCCCACACTGTAGGGATGATAATGTCGCAATTGTACCTCTCTGGATGGGTGTAAACCTTAGTAGGTACTGCGACGCACCCCACCAAAAGGATTGATAATAAAAATGATACTGTTTTCATGGGGCTAAGCTATCGGCAGCCCCCGTAATCACCAAGATAATTCAGTATAATGATGATTATGTGCTCAAAAAAGTAAATACAGCTATTCTTTGAGAACCAAAAAAAACAAATACCAGCAATTGATTCTACAAATACACTAAAAACAACACGAATAGTAAAATCTTGCTAGGATTGTTTCTAATTATAGCGAAGTTAACCAAGAAAAACTGCAAAAGCAATAGTAAATAGATGCTTCAAGTGGTGATGTGTAAGTGATTAGTTATCATAAGGATTATACCAAATAGCCTGATCGAAGAAGAATCGGGCAACCGCAGAAGAAGAGGCGAAAAAG